TCATCGCGTGCCCTTGCGCCAATCATCGAGCCGCGCATAGATCGTCACGGTGATGCCGCCTAGGGCCACAGAGATAAACACCCAGCGAAGCGTATCCAGATACGGCACAAGCGGCAGGATGGCGGACTGGGTCTCGGCCAGGACATCCTGCGCCACCTCGACCCCGGCCGCACCCAAGGTAGCCACCCCGGCCATCCCGCCACCTTTCATGGTCCGGCTTTCGGCCAGCACCTCGCGCGCGGGCGGCGCCTCTGCTGCAAATGCCGTTGCCCGCACCGGAAACCGCGCGCCCCATTGCCGCGCGGGGCCGAGATCGACATGGATGAAGCCCGAGCGCAGGTAGAACCCGAACCCCAGGAAACCGACCGCCCGTGCTGCCGCCTCGAACACCACCGGATCATGATTGTCCATGGCGATATCGAACGCCGCACCCTCCATGTGTCTGGACCGCGCCGCGCCGCCGACAGCACGGTTGTGCTCCGGGCTGCGATAGGCCGAACGCACGATCACCGGCTTGCCCAACCGGTCGCGCAGCGCCTGCAGCATGTCGAGCGCGGGCGCGTTGATCAGCAGCCTGCCGGTACCGCGGCAGGCGATCTCAGCCGGGCTGAAATTGCGCCAGCGCCAGACGCTGTTCGGCACATCGCGCCAATGGTCATAAAAGGTCGTGGTCATGGTATCCTCCAGAAACGAGAAAACCCGCCACAGGGACGGGTCCGGTTAGACGGGTGGTTCGTTGGGTTGTGCGTCTACGGCTCGCTGCCGAACAGTTTCAGCTTGAGGGCCACACCGGCGAGCATGGCGAGGATGATGCCGGTGGTGATCAGATGCACGGTGGTCTGCACGGCGGTGCGGCGCACGAAGCGGATGCAATCCAGCAGCGAGCGCAGGTCGCGGATATCCAGTGCGGCCTCCTTGCCGTCGAGCCCGGCATCGGCCAGCGCCCGACGCGCGCCCTCAGTGGCGGCGCGCGCAAGAAGCTCTTCGAACTCGGCGTCCGGCATGCGGACGTGACCCTGTCCGGAACGGTGCGGGCTCATGCCGAGAGGATCCCGACTTCCGTGGGCAGCGTCAGATCGCTCCACGGGCTGGCATCAGCCGGATTCACCACCCAGCTGGAATACACCGGTTGCGGCGCGAGGACCGGCACGGTCACCGGGCTCGCGTCGTGATTTACCCCGCCGATGCGCAGAAACCCGGTCGTGGCATCGGGCCCGTCGGTGCCATCTTGGGCGATCTGCTTGAGGTGCACGCCCGCGACAGCCGAAACCGAGGCGGGGCCAGTCGGGCCGGTGAGCGAGAAGGACATGCGCTGTCCAGGGGTGGTGCTTGCCACCCGCGTGGCGATGTCGCTGTCCTTCAGCGCATCGATGCTGCCAATCATCTGGTTGAAACTCGCGATGGCGTTGGGGCTGCGGTGCACGAACCGTCGCCCGATGGTCGAGATCCCGTCCAGCACCGCGAAATGCGCATAGTACCAGGTGCGGCTTGAGTAGGAGCCATGCAGATTGGCATTGGCGAAGACCACGCGCACCGGCTTGCCCCTGGCCCCGGTATTGGCGGCCGTCGCGGCGCTGTGCAACACACCATCGACGAAGAACTCGATGGTGATCTCGGCCCCCACCGCGACACGCACGTCGACCCATTGCGGTTGGCCATTTGCGGCGATGTAGCTCGAGGTGCCCTGGACGCTGGTGTCGCCATGGGCGATAGCGTGATAGCGATTGGTCGTCAGGAGCGGTCGGATCTGCGCGACCAGATTGGTCTGTGCATCGAAGACCTCGAGAAAGTTCGACAAGGCATCGGGGATCATCTGCGCGTCGCCATTGGGCGGAACATAGCGAAACCCCAGCCAGAGATCGCCCGCAGGTGCGGGGTGCCCGATCGAGAACGGCACCTGGAAGGGTCGCGATCCAATGAACCGAATGGCGTTGATGTCGAGCGTCGCATCAAACCCGGCCGCGACCGTACTCAGCAGGGTCGAGATGCCCGAGATGTTGGTGGGCTGGTGGCCGAGATGCAGAACGTAGGTCATGGGATTTCCACTTCGATATAGAGGGCAGAATGGGCGGCGGAGAGCGCTTTGCCCCCACCATGATCAAGAAAGAGCGAGGGTCCGGTCGCGTTGAAATGCGCGCCGCCGCCGAGATCGAGCCAGGCCTCAAACTCGCTGATGCTGAGGTCGTTGTCCCAGCCGAACTCGATGAAGGCGTGGGCCTCGAATATTGACAGATCGTGGTCCTCATAGCCGAGTGCCTGCGCCTCGGGCGGAACCGGATAGCTGAACTGCGAGGACAGCGAACGCAGGGTGCCGCCATCGCCCGGATTGCGTCCCTGGATCTGCGGATGGAAGGCTGTGCTGCCGCCTGCAGTCCAGGTGGGCGCGCCGCTCACCGGATCAGTGTGCCAGATGCCGTTCCTGCCGATCCAGAGACTGGCGGCAGCGGGATCGAGCACGAACATCAGCACATCGCCCGCACCATGGGTTGGAAGGCCCGTCACGCGCTGGGAGGCCGTCGCCGTATCAGAGGACCACAGCGTGCCGTTGCCGCGATAGCCAATCGAGCCGAGCGTGATCGGGTTGTTGCCGATGGTGTACTCATCACGTTGAGCGGCCGAGACGACGCCGAGATAGCCATCGAAGGTGGCGGCCCCGCCGGCTGCACAAGATACTTCCCAATAGCGCCGTCCGTCCGTCGGCCGGATGGCTTTGCCGGTTGGCACCCAGCGCAGCTAGTTGGTGCCGCCCGAGGTGTTGATTGCGGTCTGGTTGCCCCCCGAGAGCGCGTAGCCTGCGGGGCGGCGGGTCGCATCGAGTTCCCAGGCGCTGCCGATATCCTCGGGGGGTGCCGCGCCGCCGCCCTGCGCCAGGATTGCGGCGCGCAGCATCAGAAGGCTCATGCGACCGCTCCCGCCAGCGCGCCCTGAATGACCCAGGCATCCGCCCCGCGCTTGGTAAGGGCTGCTCCCGACCATTGCCCATCCAGCGCGACCGATCCGGCGATGATGACGTTCAGCGAAACACCAGCTGATGCCGTGATCGTTGCAACCCCCGTGCCGATCTGGGTGATGTTGATCAGCGTGCCGGTCTCGAAGGGCACGGTTGCCTCATCCGGGATCGTCACGGTGACCGCTGAGGCGCCTGTGGCCTCGACGATGCTGCCCAGATCGCTGGCGTCCAGCGTGTGGCTGGTGGCGGTCAGGGTGCGGATGCGCACGACACCGGGACGCGGCACCTCGACCCATGCCCCGCCCTCGAAACGGACATGGCGGGCCTCGTCGGCGATCCAGAATTGCCAGCCGTCCTGCGGCGGCAGAATGACCCATGCCGGGGTTACGTCTACCTCGTCCCAGAGCGCGACCGCATCGGCATTGGTGCCTGCCGCAGCGGGTACGATCAGGATTTGGCCAGCGCTGCCACTGGTGGGCAGTGGCATGCTGCGCGATGTCGCACGCGCTTGCACGAGGGCGGAGATGCGCCGCAGGTCCTCGCTGAGGCTGGTCCCCCAGTTGCGTTGGCCGGGGTCATAGAAGGCGCGCAGCCCCAGCCCCGGCATGATCCGTTCCGGCATGCTCGTCCTCGTTCGTTGCAGTTTGTGTTCGTGGGCGGGCTTAGATGCCCCAGAGGAATCCCCAGCCTCGGTCCCATCCGGCGGCGAAGGGCGCGGTCAGGCGAAACCAGCGTGCGTCACGGTCGGGGAACCAGCTGCCCTCGACCAGACGGCGGGCCCTGACCGCGATCACGATCTCTGCCGTGCGGTCCGGGGCGCCGGGCTCCGGGATGTCGCCCGGTGAAACGGTCCAGGTGATGGTGGTACCTGCGTCGATCACGATACCCGTGGGCAGGATGGCTGCGCCGGTGTCTGGATCGACCCATCGGATCTCGACGATGTAGCTCACCCCCGGTTCAGGCCCGATGGAGGCGCCGGTGTGATCGGCGATGACCGGGCTGGTCTGGGTGAGCCGGTCACGATGGGTCCAGCTCAATACCAGATCACCGGTGGTCAGCGCATCAACGTCGGGCGCGTAGCTGCCATTACCCTGCACCCGGCCGGGCGGCAGCGGTCGGATGGCGCGCGAGGCCAGTGTCACCGTGTCGGTCGGCGCCAGCGCCAGCGGCAAGGTACTGAGCCCGGTCTGCGGCAGCAGCTTCACCGCCACCGTCTCCCCGGCCAGAAAGCTCGCGCGTGTCGCCTGCGCGCTGCTTTGCCAGTAGATCACCGGGGTGCCTGCGACATGCGCCATTGGCACCGTGTCGAGACAACCGCGCCCGACGGTGATCGAATTCGCCGAGATGCCATCAATGCGCACAAACTCATCGCCGATGGCGGCCAGAGTGCCGGTGACCAGATCCGACAGCCCGGTCCAGTCGCGCACCGGCAGTTCCCGTTCCTCGGGGTCATCTGTGACATCCGCATCGAGGATTGCCGTCGGCACAAACCCTGCCGGATCATCAGCGGTGAATCCTGTGCCCGGATCGATCCAGACCTGTGCGGTCAGTGCATCCGGAGATGGCCGCTCGCCGCAGGCCATCAGCGCCCCGGCATCCGGATCGGCCGCAAGCTCGGCGTCTGCGCCGGCGTGTCCGAGGTCCTGCACCAGCAGCCAGTAGGGCGCTTCCTGCACCAACCGCCGCGCCAGCGGCTTCGGCGCGGCAATGAGCGCAGGCGTTGGACCTGTGTCGCCACCGACCAGCGCGGTCTCGCCAAGTGCAAAGGCATCCTCGACCACCCGCAGTCGGACGCCGTTGGCGCGCCCGTCGCCGTGATCGATCTCGACCACGCGCACGACGATGCCCTCGAGCCCGCGCCGGGGGCTGGAGAGCACGATCGCATCGCCCGGGTCCAGCTCCGCGCCCTGCCGGTTGACGGTGATCTCGCCCGACAGCAGCGGGGCCGACAGCCCGCGCAGGTCGCGTTCGGCCACGCGCACCGCCAGGTCCTCGAAGCGGATGCCGGGATAGTCGATGGTGGTGGCGATGACCTGACCCATCATCTGCACCCGGGCGGTGTCGGTGACACTGACCGAGCCGGTGTTGTCAGTACGGATATCCGAGAAGGTGACGGTGACCGAGTTGACCAGATCGGCGGCCTCGCGGCGTCCCAATTCGCCCCAGTCGATGACGTTGGTCTCGTCGAACACCGGCAGGGTGCCGGCATCGTAGTCGTCGCGGATCAACTTCAACTCCCAGCGACCGGTGCGGCGGTCGACGTAAAGCTGCGCATCGATATGATGCAGGATATCGCCAAGGAACTCCTCGAGACTGGCCTCGGTCTGCCAGAGCAGCGACAGGCCGAGGCCCTCGGCAAACAGCTGGTCGGCTGCAGCAGCAAAGCTGGACCCGATATCGGCGTCGCCATATCCCAGCCCCCAGGTCCGGTTGGTGAGACACTCGCGGATGATATGGGCCGGGTTCATGTCCGGGCCCTTGCCGAAGGCGGCGCGCATCGAGGCGACCAGCACGCCGGCATCCCCGGCCCGCACCACTGGCACGCCATCAATCGGGGTGTTGTCGAGCTGCTCCGTGGCCGAGATATCCGCCAGCGCGATGTTGAAGGCAAAGACCTCGACGCCCGACAGGGTGGCAAGGGTCGCTTGCGCAGTCGCGAGCGAGGTGGACGGGGTTGGCGCACCGTCGGTGACAAACAGCAGCAGGCGGCGCTTGGTACCAGCCCCGGCAAAGAACGCCGGTGCTTCGCTGACCGCGGCGCCATAGTTGGTGCCAGCGCCGGTGCTCGAAGGTAACGCCTCGATCCAGGCCGCGAGCTCGGCATAGGCCGCAGCATCAACGTCCCGCCGGGTGATGCTGTCCCGGACCGCTCCGGCATAGGTCGCGAGACACAGATCGTTGGCCGCAGTCGCTCCGGCGCCGATCTCGGCGACCAGCGCGGCCACGGCCTCGATCTGCGCCGCAAGCTGGGCCCCGGCCATCGAGTTCGAGGCATCCATGGCAATGTAGATCGCCGCATCGCCGATCCGGGCGGCGGGCACGATCTGCGCCGTTTCCGGATACCATTGCGGCGCACCGTCCTCTGCCGTCAGAACCCGCGTGAGCCGTACCGCCCAGGGCTTCAGATACGGGTTCAGCCCCAGATATACCTGCCGCAGGACCAGCGAACACAGCCCGCGAAACCCCGGGACGGACCCGCCCGCCCGGGCCGCGAGGTAATCGTTCTGCCCCTGATCCGGCGCACCCATCAGCACGTCGATGTCGCCGACGATGCCACCTTCGCGGCTTTCGCCACCGAAGAGGTCGGGCTTGTCGATGCGGATACGCGTGCCTGGAGTCGGGGTATCCTCGACCGGGGCTGGAGTACCGCCCCCGGCTACGGTCGTCAGGGTGACGAGTTGAAAGGCGAAGGACAGCGTCTTCGGTTCGACCTGCATCCAGGTCAGATGCTCGCGCTCATCATGCGCAATGCCACGGATGATGATCCGGTGGGTCACGCCACTGGTTTGCAAGGTCAGGTCGAGCGGCTGTCCCACCGACAGTCCGGCAATGGCGTTCTGCCCGTTGATGGCGAGCGACGCCACGCTGCCCTTCTCTCCGGCGGGAGAGGCCATGGCATTGGCATTGGCAATGAGGGTCGTTACGGCGCCGACCCCGGAACCGGCGACTGCGCTGATACCGGTGCCATCCCCCAGAAACCAGGCGGTGCGGTCGTCGACGCGGATTTCGCGAATGGCATCCACGGGGCCGTGGCACAGCGCCAGATGTGCGCCAAGGGAATAGCGATATCCAACAATCTGGGCACTCGATCGCCGACTACCCATTGCTGGTCTCCTTGCTGGCCTGAAGCGCCTCGCGCGCCTCGGCGACAGCGATCACCCGCAGGGCCAGCGCATCGCCGGTGGCAGCCAGCACTTCCGCATCGAGCCCGTCCCGCAGGAACGTCTGCCAGTCGAAGCCGTGGCGGGCAAACCACGGCCGTGCCCCCTGAAAGCACAGCCGGGAGGCGCGCAGGTCCTGAATTGTCACGCGGGTCATCACTTCTTACCTCCGGATTTGCGGATCGGATCGACCTTCAGATCGCCGGCCCAGACCACGTTGGGGCCGCGCAGCAGCACCGTGCCGAACACCACCGGGATCGGCCGGCCCTCCTCGGCGGTGGGCAGCGAGAAATCGTCAAGCCCCGCAGCCTTCGGCGGTGTGGTCTTCGGCTTGGGTGCCAGCACATAGGAGATCGCCGTCAGCACAAGGCTGGCGACGATCTGAAGAACGAAGTTCCAGACCATCAATGAACCTCTTCAGATGATGCTCGACCCGCCGAACGGATTGCGGCCGGGGATGTCGGGAAAGCCGCCGAAGTTCGCCAGATTGTCGAAGCGGCTGACGCAGGTGTCGCGGCGCAGATCGCATCCGGGCGCAATTTCAACCGGAACTGACGGATCGTCATTCAGAACAGCAACATCAATCGCCGCCTCGAGATCCGGCAGACGCCCGGCAAGGGTGAGCGTGGTGCCGCTGTGACCCATGATGAACCCCGGCACACCGGCATGGCGCAGCACGCCGCCGCGATACCAGCCGTCGGGCTGGTTTGCGGCCCCGGGCACGGTGATCTGCAGCCCGGATCGACCAGTCGCCGTCGCCGCCACCAGGAAATCCGCGATATCGAGACGACAGCCACCGGCATAGAGCACATGGCGGCAGAGGCGCTGGTACTTGGCACGCACGCCCTGCCGACGCATGGCGGTGAAGAGCGATTCCGCCTGCAGGGTGATGCGCACGCCTTCGACCCGAGCCGAGACGATGCGGCCTTTCCAGTGTGCCACAACCTCGTCCGGCACCTGTTCGTGGCCGCGAAAGATCGTCAGCGTGGTGACCGCCGATCCCCGTGATCCGAGATAGCGCCGCGCGAACGGATCGGAGAGCGGAAAGGTGATGGAAAGATCGACCCGACGCGGATCGCCGCTCTGGATCACGTTGCCATGCGACGGCGCCGAGGCGGTCCAGGTGGTGTCACCCGTTCCGTCGGCGAAGGGCCCAGCTGGCACCACCCAGTCCGCGGCCCGGCTGGTGAAACGCCAGAGGCTTGCTCCTTCGGCGAAGCGATAGAGAAACAGCGGCCGCGCCTCGGCCGTCGAGGTTTCGAGCAGGTCGTATGTCATCGAATCATATCTCGTCGGGGGTTTCGAGCACGGTCAGGCTGACTTCCATGCCTGCGGGGCGATGCTCGATCTCGATCCGATCGGTGTCGAGCCGGACCAGCGTCATCAGATGGGCTTTGGTTCCGACCGGCACGTCCCGGTCAAGCGGCGCGATTTCGAGCCGGTGGCCGTTTGGGTCGAACACGGCGCTAGTGATTTCGCGAAACAATGGCGTGCCCGACAGATCGATCAGCACATGACGTCCGACCCAGTCAGCCAGATCAAGCAGCGGTACCACGATCAGGAAGTCGTCCCCTATGAAGCCCGGGACTTGCAGGTCCAGTTCCCGGCCCCAGATCGGCAGCCAGAAGCCCCGGGTCCGCCCGCGCAGGCGATGCAGCCAACGCCGTCGCGCCCATGTCCGGGCCGACCCGATATCCTTGAGACCGAGGATCGAACCGCGCTCGACCAGATCGCGCAAAGGTTCCAGAACCACCAGCCCAAGCCCGCTGTCGACACCCTCAAAGCTCTGGCTCAGGGTCTCGGCAAAGAGCTGGGCGTGAGGCTCGGGTCGATCAGCACGTCCCGACCGCGATAGCGCGGAATGCCGAACAGCACGCCCAGCAACGTATCGCGCAAGGCGTCCGTGTCGCCGTGGGCGATCACCGGCACGCCGTCGGCGCCGGTGTTGTCGAGCATCGCCGTGTACGAGGTGTTCGAAAGCCCGATGTTGAAGCCGAACACCTCCACATCGGCGATGCCAGCGAGCAGAGTCACGGCGGCGGCGGCCGACCCCGAGGGAGAAGGCGCGCCATCGGTCAGGAACAGCACGATCCGCCGCTTTGTCCCAGCCCCAGCGAAAAAACCCGGTGCCTCGCTCAGCGCCACCGCGAAATCCGTCGCCCCGCCAAGCGTCACCGGCACAGCAAGCCAGGCCGCCAGCGCGGTGAAATCCATCCGGTCGGCATCGCGGTAGACCTTCAGCCCTGAGACGGCCGCATTCCACAGCACCACGCAGATGTCGTTGCGCAGGACCGGTGGCACTGTTGCGCCCAGTTCCTCGACCAGCGCCTGCACCGCAGCCATGGCCGCCACGATCTTTGCGCCCGACATGGAGCCACTGGTGTCTATGGCAATGTAGAGCGCGACACCCCGAAGCCCGGAGAGATCGGCGCTGTCGGAAAGCAGGAACCGCGCCGTGACCGTCCCGAGCCCGGCGTGGCGCCGTTCGATTTCCAGCGGTGGCAGCAACCGCGTCCGGCGCGCCGGTGCGATCACGGGATGGGTGAGATCGACACCCGCTTGCACCGCGAGGTCAAGCCCGTCGGGACGGACCCCGGCAACCTCAAGCAGATACGCCGCGCCACCATTCGCAGCAGCAACGGCGTATCCCGGCGCCCGGTAGTCGGCGTGCGCTGCCGCGACCTGCACGGTCACGTCTGCAGCGGACAAGCTGGCGCCCGAGCGTTCCGCCATCATCCACAATGGCACGATCCACTCCTGCGCCATGCCGCGCCGGACAAGTGCCGTGGCCTGCGCCAGACCCGGACCATCGAGCCGGTGGCGCAGCGTCAGAATCTCGCGCGGCGCCGATCGCAGCGACAGGCGCTGTTCGCGGGTCTGGCTCTGCAACACGTCGGTGCGCCATTCCAGCACTTCTGTGACCGTGCCATGGGTGGCGAAGGGCCACAGCTCAGCCATCAAAGGCGCCCCGGTTGCGGCGGATCACGTTGACGATGGCCCTCTCCCCGGCCGGGGTGGCGAGATAATCGCCGACCAGCGAGGGATCGAGCACGTTGATGATCCGGGGCGTGATCTGCGGCGCCGGTTGTGCTCCGCCGGTCTCGACCCCGAGCCGACCACCGCGACCACGGCGCAACGGCAGGATCGCCTCAGGCCCAGCCTCGCCCATGAGGCCGATGCCGTGCGCGAATGGAAACACTGTCGGGCGGGACACAACGCCACCGCGCGCAAAGGCGGTGATCTCGCCAGTCTGGCCGAAGGCGCCGCCCGTCGCGAAGCCACCGCCGAACAGCCCGCCGATGGCCTTGCCGATCCAGCCGAAGAGACCACCACCACCACCCGCACCGCCACCACCACTGAACGCCCGGAACAGCGCGTCCTCGATCGGCTTGAAGGCGGAATCGATCAGCCGGTTGGCCAGATTTTGCGCAATGCCGGACACCGCCTGTGCGAAGCTCTGCCAACTGAGCTCACCCGACTTCAGCGCCTCCTTCAGCGG